TACTATTTTATAATTTATATGTTAACATAATACAAAGGCAAACAACAATTTGTATTAAAATATTTTCAATAAATATACTTGACAAGTAAAACAATTTGTATTATCATATAACTGTCGAAAGGAGATAGACGGTAATCTATCATAAAAAGTAAAACGGGACTAATCTTTCGAATGGTTGTAAGAGGTTGGGAAACATACTAATACGTATATAGTATTTTGGTTTTAAGCGATGAGCCGTCCTAGTGAAAACGCCAATACATAAGTATTGAAAGTTATAGCTATATCTTATGAAAGCTAAAAATTATGGTTTGCAACCTAATAGCAAGAAAGAGGGAATAAAAATGGAAACAAAGAAATATGAAGTAACAGTATTAGAAAAGAAAGGTACTTGCGACAACGCATTATTTGAGAAAATGGCAAAGAAAGGAGATTTAACAGCTATCAAATTATCTGAATTATTAGGACTAGAAGTTAAAATCACTGGTTATGCAAAATGTAATGTAATAACAGATGACAAGAATTTCAATATCAATTATTTTGATACAGAAGAATACGGGCTAGTATCAAGCGGTAGCAAAATCTTCACAGAAAGCGTAGTAGATTATTTTGGAGAAGTAGAAAGCGTAAGATTAATCGAAGTAAAAACAAAAAAAGGAAAAACATATAAAGCCGTACCAGTATTAGGAAATAGCAAAAAAGAAGAAAAAACAGAACAAAAAGAAGAAGCTACAAACAACGATTTACCATTTTAATTAAATTTGTAGAAAAGAGGAAAAAATATGCCTAAGGTTAAAAAAGAACTAACTCGAGAAGAACAAGAGTTATTTAACGAATTAAAAAAATTAAGTAAAAGAGCAAATCAACGTATAGTAAGACTAGAAAGAGCTTTTCGGGAAAGATACTTGGGCTACAAAATATTTAAAAGAAAAGCTTGCAACAGAACCGTTGCAAGCTTGGACTATTTCTGGGCGTGTTAAAGCTAATAAATCTATGACAGTTACACAAATGAAAGCAACAATAAAAGCAACAAAAGAATTTTTAAATAGTAGTATATCAACAAAAAGAGGAGTAAAAAAAGCGAAACAAAAAGCTATTAAAACATTAAAAACTAGATTTAGTACTGATGTTTCGGACATATCATACGAGGAAGCAGAAGCATTGACTAGCTTTTTTGAAGATAAAGAAGTAAATAGCGTAACGAATTTTATACCTCGGATCTGATGTTTTAGCAATAATAGAAGAAGCGAGAGAGAAACAAAATGATTATTCTACATTTGCAAGTCAAATGGAAAGTATAAAACAATGGAACAGAGGAACATCAATGGAAAATGTATTAAGAAAAATTTACGCAAAATATATTTATCGAGGAAATGGAGATATAGACGAGCTAGAAATGTTATATAGTAATGTATTAGAGCTTATATCAAGTGCTACAAGTGAATATGATTTACAAGAAGTCGAAAGTATAGTAAGTAATTTATTATCCGAGGGAAAAATCAAAGAGCAAGAATATAATTATTTAATGAATGCTATAAATGATAAAAGAAAAGAGTTATAAAATATGAAATATTTTAAAGAATTTCAATATCATTTTGGGGATATAGTAGGCGAAAGAAAACAAGTAGATAATACTATATATTCGTTAGATATAGAAACATCAAGTTATTTAATTTTAAATGGAAAAGTACTACCAGCTATTAAATATTTAGATTTAACAGAGGAAGAGCAAAAAGACGCTGAATTTAGAAGTTGTATGTATATATGGATGTTTTCTATAAATGATGAAGTTTATTACGGTAGAACTTGGGAAGATTTAAAAAGCTTTTTAGTACGATTAGATTATTATAATAGTAATAAAAAAATAGTTTTTATACATAATCTTTCATTTGAATTTCAATATTTAAAAAGTATTTTTAAATTTAAAAATGTAGTAGCACGAAAAAAGCATAAAGTTATGAAGTGCGAAATGGAAGATTTTAATATAGAAATTCATTGTACTTATATGATGTCAAATTGTGCATTAAAGTTACTACCAAAAATATTTATGTTACCAGTAGAAAAGAAAATAGGCGATTTAGATTATACATTATTAAGAACGCCAGCAACAACTTTAACAGAAAAAGAATTAGGATATTGTGAGTATGATTGTTTAGTTATATATTATTATATAAAAAGAGAATTAGAAACATATACAAGAGTAGATAAAATACCAATTACAAGTACTGGAAAAGTTAGACGTGAATTAAAAGAGCTTATATCTGATGACTGGGATTATAAAAGAAAAGTAAAAAAATCTATAAATATAAATCCGCACGTATATAATTTATTACAAGAGGCTTTCGCTGGCGGATATACGCACGCAAATTGGATTTATACAGATGAGATACAAAGAAATATAGAAAGTTGGGATTTTACATCTAGTTATCCATATATATTAGTATCACATCAATTCCCGTCTACTGAATTTCAAAAATGTACAATAAAAAACAAAAATCAAATGTTAAATAAATTTGCATATTTATTAGTAGTAGAATTTAAAAATATAAAATGTAAATATTACAATAATTTTATATCGCAAAGTAAATGTAGTAAAATAGTAAAAGGTGTATATGATAATGGTAGGATTATAGAAGCTGAAAGCATAACAATAACTTTAACAGATATAGACTTTTATTTTATATTAGATACGTATAAATATGATAGTTACGAAATACAAGAAAGTTATTATAGTCGCTATGATTATTTGCCAAAACAATTTATTGAATTTGTATTAGAAAAATATGTAAATAAAACAGCATATAAAAACGTAGAAGGTATGGAAGTAGAATACGCAAAAGAAAAAAATAAATTTAATTCGTTATACGGTATGAGTGTTACAAATATGATACGTGATGAAGTAATATACGATAATGAATTAGACTGGAGTGAAAGGGAATTAAAAAATACAGAAATAATAGAAAAATTAAATGAAGAAAAGAAAAAAGCATTTTTAAGTTTTGCATATGGTGTTTGGGTTACTGCCTATGCTCGTTCTAATTTATTAAAAAATGTAATAAAACTAGATGATTATGTAGTATATTGTGATACTGATAGTATGAAATTAAAAGAGGGATATAACAAAAAAGTTATAGAAGATTATAATAAATTTGTTATAAATAAACTAAAATATGTAAGTAAATTACTAGAAATACCATACGAAAAATTTAGCCCGAAAGATAGTAAAGGAGAAAAACATATATTAGGTGTATTTGATAATGACGGAAAATACGACGAATTTATAACGCAAGGAGCTAAAAAATATGCATATACAAAATGGATAGATAAAGAAAAAATAAAAGAAGATACAAATGTACAAGAAATAAAAGGTAAAAAAGCAAAAGTATTAGAAATAACAGTAGCTGGAGTGCCTAAAAGCGGAGCATTAGGATTAAAGAATTTATCTGAATTTAAAGACAATTTCGTGTTTGATTTTAAATATACAAATAAAAATTTGCTAATATATTGCGAAAATCAAGAAAATTGTAATATAATAGATTATCAAGGAAACGAATATATAGTAAAAGATAAATCGGGGTGCTGTATTGTTCCTACGACTTATGTATTAGGTAAAGCGTTAGACTATGCCGATTTAGTTTCCGACAATTCAAGTAAAAGAGCAAAATATAAGGAGTGAAAAAATGGAAGATTTAGAATTTATAAAAAAATTTTCAAAGATAACTATATCGCGGTATTTGTGAAAAGAAAAAAATAAATAGAACTAATTTATTGACAAACAGAACAACAAAGAAAAACGCAAAAATAGTAAGGGAAGAAATAGAAAGCGAAGTAGCAAAATTATATATAAAGAACGATGATGAGGAGAAAGAAAATGGCTAATAAAAAAGTTATCCATTATAATTTAGACAAAATAGACGCGATACGGTGCAAGATTTAACTTGATATACGGCGAGCGTTCCAATGGAAAGAGCTATCAAGTAAAACATAAAAAAGCCGTAGAAAAATATTTAAAAACTGGAAAAAGATTTATTTTAATGCGTAGATTACGCGAGGAAATAACATCGGAGAAAATAGAACAATATTTTCAAGATGTAGATGTAGCAAAATTGACAAACGGAAAATATAATTGTATTACATTATATAGAAAAAATTTATATTTATCTGTGTATGATAATGAAACGGGTAAAACAAAAAGATTTGAAAAAATAGGCTATGTAGTAGCGTTATCAACAGAACAGAATTACGCTGGTGCAAGTTATTTAGATGTAGAAGACATAATATTTGAAGAATTTATGAGCCGTAGTACATATTTACCTAATGAAAGTAATAAACTAATGAATTTTTATGCAACAGTAGACAGAAAAAGACTAAAAGTTAGATTATGGCTTGTAGGTAATACAATATCTAGGGTATGTCCTTATATAAATGACTGGGGCTTACATAGTTTAATAAGTTCACAAAAACAAGGTACAATAGTAGTAAAAGAATTACAAGACGTTGTCGAAGATAATCCGCCTATAAAAATTGCGTTAGAGTATTGTATGTCAACCGGTCAAACATCTGGAACAATAGGAACAAACGCAAAAATGATAAATACGGGAGCTTGGGAAACACGTCCGCAACCACATTTACCAAAAAGCTATAAAGAATATAATGTATTATATCGTTTTGGATTTCAATATCAAAGTTTCAAATTTTTATGTGAATATTTAGTAGATAGAAAAACGAAAAATAGCCCAATATGGTTTATACGTCCATACTATAAAGAATTTTCAAACAAAATAATTGTATTTTCTGATGTAATAAAAGTATCGAGATACTGGCAAAGAGATATATATAATATATCAATTAAAAATGATAAACTTCGTAACTTGTTTATGACGTTCAAGGAAAACAAAATATTTTATTCAAGTGATATGTGCGGAACAGATTTTAAGCAAGTTATAGATTTTCAAATAAGGAGATAAAATATGATAGATAATTTAAAATTGTTATTAGAAGAATTAAGAAAAAATCCTGATATGGTTGTTTCACGTGGAAATCAAGAAAAGATATGTTTTTCTTTAGAAACTGCAATTGAAATTTTAGAAAAATTAAAAAATAAGGGGGATAAATAATGAATAGTCAAATTATATTAGCTCAAAATATTAATATGGATAAACAATATACAAATGTATTAAGTTATTCAGAAAGTCAAATGTTGACATTATGTAGAAAAAATCAAGTAGCTAGTGCAAATAATTATTCTTTTTTACGTGCAACTGGAAGTATAATGGCTGGATTTACATACGCTCAATGCTTACAAGCAAATTATATTGCATTTCAAAATCCTGATTATAGTAATAAATGGTTTTTTGCTTTTATTGATGATGTTATATATAAAGGAGATAGAAATTGCGAATTGAAATTTACCGTTGACGCATGGTCAACTTGGTTTGATAAATGGCAAAAGAAAACTTGTTTTATTAATAGACAACATACAAACAATGATACAATTGGTGTAAATACAGTTCCTGAAAATATAGATGTTGGAGAAGTAAAAGAAGAAAGTCATACAATTTATACAGATTTAGCACAAAATTATTATTATATGGTAATGTCTTCTTATAATCCAGCTACTAAACAAGATTTTGCTGGTGCTGGAAAAATTAATGGAAACATATTTGGTTCTTTTGTATTTGCTTTTGAAAGTGGAAATGTTGGTGTTGTATCTTTAAGACATTTTTTACAAGCTACAAATAAAGATGGAAAAATAGAAGGCGTAGAATCTATATTTATTGCTCCAAAAGTTTTAATTGATAATATAGGAAAAAGAATTCAAGAAAGTACTTATGAAGGTGCGACATATTCTTTTTATATAATCGAAACTGATTCAGATAGTTCAAATAATTCAATTGAATTACCTTTTACAGTTGATAGAGTAACAAGTTTTAATGATTTTAAACCAAAAAATAATAAATGTTTCGTATATCCTTATAATTATATTTTGGTATCAAATAACATAGGAAATCAAAATATATATAAATATGAAGATTTTTATAACAGTGATGTTATAGGTTTTGCTATTCAAATGGCATTAAGTATCGGCGTTTCTTGTAGATTAGTACCTAGAGGTTATAAAAATATAGATTATAATTATGATGAGTCTTTACCACTTGCAAAATATCCTACAGGTTCATGGTCAACAGATGCATTTACAAATTGGTTAACTGCTAACGCTGTAAATATAGGAACAGAAATTATCGGTACTGGTGTAGGTGTTGCAACTGGTAATATAGCAACTGTTTCTGGAAATATTAGTAATTTAATAGGACAATTTTATTCAGCTAGTTTATTACCTAATATAAAAGGCGGTCAAAATACTGGTGATGTAAATTTTTCTAGTAAAAGCAATACTTTCAACATTTATAATATGCGTGCAAAAACTGAATACATGAGAATTATTGATGATTATTTTACACGTTTTGGATATGCTGTAAAAAGATTAAAAACACCAAACATAACAGGTAGAAGATATTGGAATTATGTAGAAATAGGTTCATCAGAAGAAATTGGATACGGAGATGTTCCTTCAAAATATATGGATATAATAAATAATGCTTGTAGACGTGGTGTTACAATATGGCATAATCACGACAATATTGGAAATTATAGTCTTGACAATTCAATTATATAATGATATATTTTAAAAAGAGAGGTATAAAACCTCTCTTTATATATTTGACATTTCTCCTATTGCTATACCAGTTTTTAATTTTAAATTACAATTTACATCAGCAACTGTTGAAGCACTAATTGATATATCATCAAAATTACTAATTAATATTTTCGTAACATCTATATTACTTCCTATTACTTCATCGCCTTGATTATGTGTTCCACTTGGTATATTAAATAAAAATACATTATTGTTATTATTTTTAATATATACACTTATATTTTTACCTAATGTACAATCTTCAGTAAATATCAATTTAGGAGATATTAATTTTATTTTTTCTATATCTTTTTTTATCATATTATTTAATTTTCCAATTGAAGAAGAATATCTAGCATTAAATACTGAACTTTCAATATTATTTATAAAATTAGAATTAATATTATATTCTGATATATTAGAATCTCTAGTTGTTATAAAAGTAAAACCAGTACCATTATTCACAACATTAATATTATTATATAAACATTTTGCGTTTTCATTTTCTGTTATAATTGGTGTATTATCATTTTTTGTTACTCTAACGAAAATATCGCTAACTTTTAAAATTGAGTTAATTAAAAATGTACTACCAGATGTTAATATGCTTGCTAAATAATCAATACCATTAAAATTTCCACCTTTAATATATCCAGCAACTAGATTTGTAGCATATAAAAATCTGTTTACTTTTTCTACATAAGAATTTAATATATTTAAAGAGACAACAGCATAAGATGATATTCCTCTATTTAATAATTCAAAATCACAATTATAAATATTTATATTATAATTTTCTGAACCACCGTCAGAAATAATATTTATACCAATATCGTTATTATTATCTTCATTGCCGTTAAACACACAATTAGTATAATTTATATTATTACAAGTTCCTAATTGTTTACAAGAAATATTATTTGAAACAAATCTGCAATTTATTATATTTGTTGCCCATACTCCCTGTAATTGTAATGCTATATTAAAATTTTTAAAATATAAGTTTTCAAGATTACTATATCTACCACCAGTAAAAGGTCTCACTGTAGAACCACTTAAATTTAAACCATTATTATTATTTGTACCTTCAAAACCTAAATTTTTAAGTGTTATATTATTTATATCTTCATTTGTACTTCTATCATTAAAATTATTTATACATTTAATAATTGTTTCAGTTTTTGATTGTCCTATAATCGAAGTATATTGTAATAATTTTATAGGATTATTTATTATATATATTCCATTTGGAATATATAAAGGAATACGTTTATTAATAGCATATTGTAATATATCTGTATTGTCTGTTTCATTATCTCCTTTTGCTCCAATTTGTTTAATATTTAAAGTATTGTTTTCTATTATTAATTCAGCCACTAAATTTTCATTATTTAATTGAATAATGAATTTATCATCTGGAAGATCATTATTATTTTTTAATCTAACATTATATAAAGCACTTCCTCCGTCATTAATTTCATTATATCCTAAAGTCTTTGCACTACTTCCTTCTACTAAATTTGTTGACTGTTTCATACTATTAATATTAGAAAAAACAAGTAATGATTTTATTGTTAAATAAGCTCCTATAATTTCTTGTAATGTTCCTTGTTCTACCATATCATCTAATTTATTATTTATTTCTTCTTGTACATCTAAATTATTAAAATAATTATTTACATATTCCTCTAATTCATTAAAATCTGTTGTTATTTTATTTGTAAATACTTCAAAATCATTTGTAATACTCTTAGTAAATTCTATAAAAGCATTTGTAATACTCTTAGTAAATTCTATAAAAGCATTTGTAACATTTTCCATTTGTGTTCCAACTATATTTTGGCTATCTATTATTTTATTAATTTCTTTTCCTAATTTACAGAATAACTGCCAATTTGTTATTGCGTCAAAATCTTCTTCTATAAAAGGGAAATTTTCTAATACAAACCATTTAAAAGGTGTTAATTTATTATAATTAAAATTATTCATTTTATATTCTCCTCTCTTTTATACTAATTGATAGAAAAGACACTCTAAATCTTTAAATATCATTGTATATATTGATTTTATATTTTCTTGCATTTCTTTTAAAATTGCTATTTTATCTGCAGGCGAACGCGTTATAGTTTCGTTATATTCGTTTATGTCTGTTCCGTTATTTTGTGCTTGTGATGTTCCTTGACTTGTAGAATTATCCTCGCCGTTATTTGTATTTGTATCATAATTATAATTTGTAACATAACTACCGTTTCGCAAATCTTCTAATTGATTTTGAGGTAGTTCGCTATTTCTTCTATCTGATACATCGTTAGTAGATGTAGTACTATGATTACGTAACTCATTACTTGTATTATTTGTACTTTGTGATGTTCTATTATCTGATCCAGTTCTTGTAGTTACTTCGCCGTCGTTAAATATTTCCCAATTTTCCAATGCGTCAAACATTTTATTATATAAAGGCATAATCTCATTTAATTTTACATTTAATTGAATACGAAAAGCTGTTACAGTTTCAAAACCTATACGCCTTTGTAAAAAATGATTTAGTATCATTGTTTCAAATTTTTCCTTTGTAATATTAGAAGTTAAAGGATAATCAAAATTAAATATTGTACTACGTCCAGCTTTTGCTAAATCTTTTATTTTTACTTCGGGTGCTGGCTCGTTTAAATCTACATTAGGATTTACTATTGCTTCTAATATTGTATATATTGTTGGGGGTTTATTACAATTTGGCGGTAAAAAAGGATAAAACATAAATAATCCGTTATAATATGGTATCATCTTCGCCCTCGCTTTCTACGTCGTATTCTTCTACTTCTTTTTCGGAAGTTGGTACGCCGTCATAATATTTTACTTCTATTTCTTTTTCTATTGCTTTTTTTCCATTTATTAAAATCTTATTTGCAAATTTTTCGTTTATTTCTTCTATTGCTTTTTGTCTAGGCTCAAAACGACTATAACGACTTGCAACTGTTCCGCCTTGACTTGCTAATACTTCATCTTTTATATTACGCTCTTTTTTCTGGAAATTCATATTTGCAATACCTATAAGCCTTAAAAATTCGTTCCAGTCTTTTTCTTTGTGTAAATCTATTTTATCTGCTACAAATGGTGCGGGTGCAAGTACTAACGTTGTATCGTCCAAGTCTAAATCTTCATAGGAAATTACTGTATTTTCCATACCGTCTACATTATTTACTAAATCTTGTATTGATTTTACTTTTTCTGATTTTGTTTTCCAAAATCTAGGTGTTTTTTGCTGTGCTATATTTATATCTGTTGTTCTAGTATCTAATGCTATACGTTCTGCATATTGTAAAATATCTAGCCATAAAGGATAACGTCCGTTATTATCATACATAATAACAAAATCATTTTGACTTCTAATGAATTTACTATATCCATTTTGTGATATTACTTGTATGCTTGTAGGTCTACCGTATACGTCTAATTTTCCGATATTTTGATATGGTAATGCTAATAATCCTAAAACTTCATCAACAAAAAATGCTATGCTTCCTTGTCTTAAAAGTGTTTTGTTCAAATATGCTGTATCAATAAATTTAGGCATATTTGTAAATTCAAATACATTTTCGGCAAGTGTTAATAATTGCCTTTTATACATTTCATAAGTTTTGAAATTAGACAACTGAGAATTTATTAATTTTCGTTTCATTTCTTTTCTCCTTTCTTATAAAATAATAACGGCTAGATATTATATCCAGCCGTTTTAGTTTTAAAGTACTGTTATACTTGCTGTACCAGTTTTTGTAGTATCATATACGCTTGTAGCTGTTACTTTTATTAAAGTATTTTCTTCATTATCTGTACTTGCTATATGTCCAGCTGGGATATGTACTTTTCCTGTTAAATCAACAGTAGCTTTCTTTGCTGGGTCTGTTTCAGGATCTTGTGTTATACTCCAAGTTACAGCTTTATTAGCAAAACCAGTAGTTGTAACAACTGGTTGTAATTGTACATCTAATCCAGCACTAGCAGATACTTCGCTAGGATTTACTGTTACTCCTGTTACAGCTGGTGTATCAGTGGTAAAAACTACTGCTCCCTTAAAAGGCGAAGTTGATAAAACTTTCCATGTGTGTAACCAGTGATTTCTTTTTAATGACTCTGGGTTATAGAAGTCAGTCATTTTAGTATCTGCGTTATTATCCATTGCGTAAGAATAATCTTGGAAAAATTCATCGTCAATTATTACAGCTGGAATATTTGCAAGTGCTGTTAATTCTTCCTCTGTAAATGGTACATAAGCGTCGCCTAGTAATTCTTGTAATCTTGCGGTATCGTGATTTCCAAAACCGTCGATCAACGCACTTCTTGATTTCATCTCTGCTTCATTTCTAAAGAAAGAAGTTGCTAATACTTCTGTACTCATATCTGCTTCAAAATCTGTATTGATAATTGCTATTTGATTATCAAACGGAGTAGATACACGTACTCCAGCAGGGTTATAGTTTGGACTTCTAAAAGTCATTAAATTTGATATTGATTTTAATTTTGATACTCTTTGTCTTGGTGTTAAATTTGCATAATCTTCAATTTTAACACTTGTTATAGTTCCGTCTATAATTCTTCTACATAACATATATTTATCTGCTATATATTTGTCGTATTTATATCCCTCATATAAAGAGCCTACTATTTTTTCAATTAAATCAAATAATCCGCCCTCTGTATTGAAAGCCATTGCCATTTGTTCATCTGATGTTGTAGTTTTGTAGAATTTTTGATAATTGATTTCGTGTAAATAATTATAAATATTTGGTACAACATTTTCCAAGAAATGGTCTACATCGTTTGCATATTCGTTATAATCATATACATTTGCTATATCTACTATTAATTCTCTAACTGTTTGCCCATATGGTAAAGTACCTCTATTTGCAAAAACTTCCCAAGGATTTTCCCAATAATTTCTATCAATTACAGTCAATCCAATTAAATTTATTGTATTTATGAAAGCATTTTTATATCTTTCATTTGACATTATAATTTTACCAATAGGAGCTATGCTCTCGCCTTGTACTGGTAAATCAATATTACTTGCTAGCTCTGGTGTTGTATTTATAATAAATGATAAAAGCTCGCTATCGTTATTTACTTTTAAAACTTTGTTTAAAGCCATTTTAATTTCCTACCTTTCTATAATTAAATTTCTTTTATGTCGATTACTTCTTTTTCTTCTAATTCTTCGTCGACTTCTTCTTTTTTATCTTCGGCGTCTTTTTTGTCGTCGCCTTTTAAAAATCTTTGTTTGTATTTTTCTTGTAAGTCATCAAGTTTTGCTTGTAATTCATCTATTTTAGCTGTATCAACTTCGCCAACTTCCATACTGTCCTCAATATCCTCTAATAATTGAATAGCAATATCGTTGTCAGTTACAAGCTCGTTAACTTTTTGTTTTAAATCCTCTTTACTTAGCTTCATTTTCGATTTCCTCCTCTCCTTTTTTACTTTTCTTTATTCTTGTGTTTTTTGCTTCCATTGTTGTGCATAATCTTTCCATTACAACAGTATTATTGTTTATTGCGTCTTTGATTTCGTCTTTGTATGCTAACATTATTGTTGTATGTTGTTCATTTAGTTTTGCTGTTTCTTGTGAGTTCTTATCCGTTATATACTTTACATACCAAGCCATACCAAGACAAGCTACAACTGGAAACGCATAACTTCCTAAAAGAGTTGCAATATCCATTTTTCTATCTCCTTTCTCTTTAATTTCTATTAAATTATAAGCATAAAATTAATTTTTTGTCAATAGAAAAGACGAACATTTTTAAAATGTTCGTCGATTATTTCGTATTTTATTTGTTAATACAGCCCAAGGAAATTTACGTTTTTTAAATATTGTAGGTGGTGTAGGTGGTGTAGGTGGTTCTGGTGGTATAGTTCCTTCCCAATGCACTATCGTTCCTCTTTCATTTGGAAAACCTAAAGGCTCACAAGGATTTACAAAATTTCCACATATCCAGCTTTGACTTCTACTAGCCTCTAGATGTAAATGTGTACCTGTACTATTTCCAGTGTTTCCCATTTTTCCTACAATTGTATTTAAATTTACTCTATCCCCTACATTTACATTTACACTTCCATATAACATATGACAATATCTATAATAAAGTCCCGTTCTATGGTCTAAAATTTGAACTTGATTTCCTAACGCTGGCGATTTTCCCGTACTTCTTTTATATACATACACTACTTCTCCGTCATCTGTTATACTATATAAGTCGGGATTTTGTACTGATACTCCGCTTTGAGGAAAATCCACGCCAGTATGAAAACCGCAACTATAACCACTTGAAATATTACCATATGGCTGTCCTACTGTACAATCTATATGCATTGGACTATATTTTGTTGTATATTCCGCCATTTTATCACTACCTTATTATTAATTTTTGATTTACATATATAAAATCTACATTAGTTATATTATTATCTTTTGCTATTTTTTCTACTGTTGTATTAAATTTTTTTGCAATATTACATAAACAATCGCCTTTTTTTACAATATAAATTTTTTCACTTGTTTCTTGTGAAACATTTGTATATATTTTTAATTTTTGATTTGGATATATTAAGTTAGGATTTTCTATATTATTATCTTTTGCTATTTTTTGATATGTTGTATTATATTTTTGTGCTATTGCTGATAATGTATCCCCGCTCTTTACTATGTATTCAATATAATTTGAGTTTTCCACATCTTCCACATTGTCGTATTTTGTTAAATTATTACTATTTATTATTGACATTATTGTATTTATATATGTTGGACTTGTAGCATATCCGCCATTTTTTATAGCTGTTATACACTCTAATGGACTGTTTGATACACAAGCTTTTCTATATCTTTCTAGTTTTGTTATTAAATCGAAGTAGTCTGATATACTTTCAGATAGACTATTATATGCTCTGAAACAAGCTGTAATATTTGTGTATGTACTTCCGTCGTAACACTCTTGTGTATTTGCATTATATACTTTTCCTTTCCAATTTAATGTTGCCTTTATCCCAAAAATTGCATTTGCTTTCATCATTATTGTACTTTGCCCCCAGCCACTTTCACATATTGCTTGTGCAATTACTACTGATGAAAATAAAGGATTTCCCCTCTTTTTATTTTCTGCTACTACTAATGGTGCTATTGTTGGTATAAATTCACTTTTTTCCATTTTCTATTCTCCTTTCTTTTTATAAAATGGTATTATTATTTTGTTGTCTATTATATTTTCTATTTTACTTATATTTGCGTCAAATGTCAATGTTGCGTCGTACCAATATTCTATTTTATTTTCGTATTCTACTCCTTTATATTCTAATATTGTTATTACTTCATATTGTCTTATATCCTTATATTTTACTTCTACTTTTATATTATGATATATTTGTTGTAATTTGTCTTCTAATTCTAACTCCATTTTTATTCTCCTTTCTAATCTATACGCGGTATATGAGATAATATTTCCTCATAATCTGCTGTTTGTTCTAATTTACTTACTTTTGGATATTCATCTAAATTATAATTTGTAAATAATTCTAATATAGTTTTATTTGTTATTTTTCCTAAATATCCATATTTATTTTTCATTTTCTTACTCTCCTTGATAAAAATAATTATTTGCTTTTGCTACTAACCATAACCAACCTAATGATAAAAATTTTAATACTATTATTCCTATTGTTATTTCTTCTTGTTCGCCTATTAAATATAAAAATGCTAATATTGATATTATACTTATAATTGCTTTTTTCATTTGCTTTCATCTCCTTTCGACACTTATATAATAATACAAATTGTTTTACTTGTCAAGTATATTTATAAAATTTATAAAATTTATAAAATTTATTGAAAATATTTTAATACAAATTG